ACCGGATGGCCGCGCTTTTTTTGTCCTGGCCTTTAATTTCGAATTAAAGGTGGTCCTTCGCACTTTCGTCCAATTATATCGCGCCTGATGTGTCTAGATATTTTAAACAACTTGGGAGCCAAGTTGTGATGTCGATATAAAGGAAAGGACCACTGGGCCACATGCTTCATGTCGAAATGCCGAAGCGCGATCTCCCATGGCGCTCGATGGCGGGAACCTCTAAGGTCAGCCGCAATGTCAACTCCTCGCCTCGTGCAGGTATCGGCCCAAAACTCAACAAGGCCTCTGAATGGGTCAACAGGCCCATGTATAGGAAGCCCAGGATCTATCGCACGCTCAGATCTCCCGATGTGCCTAGAGGGTGTGAAGGGCCGTGTAAGGTCCAGTCCTTATGAACCAGGCGCCACGAACATATCACATGTCGGCAAGGTAATGTGTATTTCTGACGTGACACGTGGTAATGGCATTACCCACCGTGTGGGTAAGCGTTTTTGTGTTAAGTCTGTGTACATTCTAGGTAAGATATGGATGGATGAGAACATCAAGCTGAAGAACCACACGAACAGTGTCATGTTCTGGTTGGTTAGAGACCGTAGACCGTATGGAACGCCCATGGATTTTGGACAAGTGTTCAACATGTTCGACAACGAACCTAGCACTGCCACGATCAAGAACGATCTCCGTGATCGTTACCAGGTCATGCACAGGTTCTATGGGAAGGTGACAGGTGGACAGTATGCGAGCAACGAGCAGGCTATTGTCAGGCGATTCTGGAAGGTCAACAATCATGTGGTCTACAATCATCAGGAGGCTGGAAAGTATGAGAATCACACAGAGAATGCTTTGTTACTGTACATGGCATGCACTCATGCCTCAAACCCTGTATATGCTACTCTGAAGATCCGGATCTATTTTTATGATTCGGGTTTCAAATTAATAAAATTTGAATTTTATTTAATGATTCTCTAGTACAGAAGTTACATAACGTTTGTCTGTTGCGAATTGAACAGCTCTAATTACATTATTAATGGAAATAACACCTAACTGGTCTAAGTACAACATAACTAAATGCCTAAATTTATTTAAATATGTCGTCCCAGAAGCTGTCACTGATGTCGTCCAGACTTGGAAATTCAGGATGGCTTTGTGTAGATTCAACTCCTTCCTGAGGTTGTGATTGAACCGTATTTGTATGTGATACACCCTGGAGTTCGTGTACATGGGTGTCTCTACGTTGTATATCTTGAAATATAGGGGATTTGTTATCTCCCAGATATACACGCCATTCTCTGCCTGATGTGCAGTGATGAGTTCCTCTGTGCGTGAATCCATGCCCAGTGCAGCCTATGTGGAGGTAGATGGAGCAACCGCACTCTAGATCAATGCGCCTCCTCCTGATGGCCCTCTTCTTGGCTTGCCTGTGTGCTCTCTTTATTGAGGGGGGAGCTGAGGGTGATGAAGAGCGCATTCTTGAGGGTCCAGTTCCTGAGTGATGCGTTTTCCTCTTTGTTGAGGAAATCTTGATAGCTGGAACCCTGACCCTGGATTGCAAAGCACGATTGATGGGATTCCTCCTTGAATTTGAACTGGCTTGCCGTACTTGCAATTTGACTGCCAGTCTTTTTGTGACCCAATCAATTCTTTCCAGTGCTTTAGCTTTAGATAGTGCGGTGCGACGGCAGCAATGACGGTATACTCCACTTGATTTGAATAGACCGTACCATTGAAATCCAGATGTCCACTCAGATAGGTATGTGGGCCTAACGCACGAGCCCACATTGTCTTTCCTGTTCTTGAATTCACCCTCGATGATGATACTAATCGGTCTCTCCGGCCGCGCAGCGGCACCTCTCCCGAAATAATTATCTGCCCACTCTTGCATCTCTTCTGGAACGTTAGTGAATGAGGAGAGGGGAAACGGAGGAATCCATGGTTCCGGAGCCTTAGCAAAAATCCTTTCTGCATTTGCTTTGAGATTATGATAATTTGCAAAAAAGTCTCTGGGTTGTTCCTCTCTGAATATATTGAGGGCCTGGGTTGCATCGCCTGCATTGAGAGCCTTGGCATAAGAGTCGTTGGCAGATTGGCAACCTCCTCTAGCTGATCGTCCATCGATCTGGAAAACTCCATGATCAATGAAGTCTCCGTCTTTCTCCATATAGGCTTTGACGTCTGAGCTTGCTTCTTTAGCTCCCTGAATGTTCGGATGGAAATGTGCTGATCTGGTTGGGGATACCAAGTCGAAGAATCTGTTGTTGGTGCATTGGTATTTCCCTTCGAATTGGATAAGCACATGGAGATGAGGCTCCCCATTCTCGTGAAGCTCTCTTGCAACACGAATGAATAATTTGTTAGTTGGGGTTTGAAGGTTGATGAATTGGGAAAGTGCATCGTCTTTGGTGAGAGAGCAATGAGGATAAGTAAGGAAATAGTTTTTGGAAGAGATTTTGAAACGCTTGGGTGGTGGCATTTTGGTAATATAGGCTTGTCCCCCCAGTTGGAGCTCTCTGAAAACTGTGACATGAATTGGGGTAATGGGGTACATTATATAGTAGAAGTCTCAATAGAACTTCGTATCTGAATCCGCACACGTGGCGGCCATCCGTTATAATATT